AACAAGTTGGTCAAGGCTGACATTATCGGCATTCGCACAATCAAAAACGTGATTGATAAGCGATCCAATGACATTGCCAAGCGCAAGAAAGAGATTGAACAAGTCGCGGCTATGCTTGAGCAGATGAGCCAAGCGGGTACGCCCCCTGACGAAAAGGCAGCCCAATTACTCAAAGAGCTGCAAGAAAAGACCAAAGCCGATGAGCAGGTGATTAAGGATAAGAAAGAGCAGCTACGCAAGCGCACAGAGCGCGCTGACCGCGTTGCCGAGATGATGAATTGGCAGATCAACGTGAAGATGGTTGAGTGGCGCTCGCAACAAAAGCGCCTGATGTACTCCCTGCCTAACGTTGGAACGCTATTCAAGAAAACCTTCTTTGATGCAACCCTTGGGCGCTGCGTGTCGAAGGTGATCCAGTTCCCTGACTTCATTGTTAACCAGCACACAGAGTGCATGAAGACTTGCCGGTCATTTACGCATGTGATGGCCTTTACCAAGTCAGAGCATGATATTCGTGTGCAGCAAGGGCTTTGGGTTGATTGTGAGCTGTTCAAAGAAGCTCAAACCAACGAAGCTGGAAGCAATGAGAGTAGCGAGGCCGAAGATACCACCGACAACCCAGACAAGTTTTACGAACAATACTGCTGGATAGACTTAGACGAAGATGGCATCGAAGAACCTTACATTGTCACTGTGCATGTGATGAGCGGTAAAGTCGTTCGCATCGTAGCCCGTTACGATGAAGACTGCTTGATCGTTAAGTCCGAAGACTACACGCCAATGTCTTTGATTGACGCTCAGCGTAAGGCAGCGGCGCGCATTGATGCACTGAACAAGGAATACAACACCAGCGAAGAATACAAAGCGCCTACTGATTTAGAGGGTTATGAACTGGTTCGCGTTGAGCCGATTGGGATCATTACTAAGTACGGCATGATTCCGAGCTTCGACGGCACCTATCTTGATGTCGGTTTTTATCACCTGATCGGCGCTACTGCTATGGGGGTGAACAAAACCACTAACGACCTGCTTAATGCTGGCACCTTGGCAACTAGTCAAACCGGTATCGTTGCCAAGAATTTCCGCAAACGCCCTGGTAACTTCTCAGTGAAAATGGGCGAGTTCACCCAAACAGAGCTAACGGCACAAGAGCTACAGAGTGGTCTGGTTCGCCTTCCATACTCAGAGCCAAGCCAAACCCTATTTGCCCTCAATGAGAAGATGGAAACGTCTGCCCGTTCATTCAGCGCAAACGTTGATAATGGCGGGATGATCCAATCAAACACCGCGCCTACTACCGCGCTGGCAATGATTCAAGAATCTCGCATCCAGCATACCGCGCACATGTCTATGATCGTGGACTCAATGAGCGAAGAATTCCAAATCATCTTTGCATTGAATCGTGACTATGTTGACGAGGCAGAATACAAAGAAGTGGTCGGTGATGATGAGGCGGTGTTTAGTGACGACTTCAACACTGACGGACTAGCTATTTCATGCGGCGCTAACCCTGAGATGTCTAGCCGTATGCAACGAATGATGTTGGCTGAAGCTGAAATGGCGCAACTCCCCTATGTGATACAAGCCGGCGGTAACGCGGTCGCAATCCTGAAGAACTACTACGACTCTATCGGATCACCAAACACCCACGAATATTTCCCGAACGAAGCCGAAATGTCGCCTGACGAGAAGGCGCAAATGCAGCAAATGCAACAAATGCAGCAGGCCACACTTGAGGCGCAGCAGCAACAGACGCAAATGATCGAGCTGCAAACCGAGCTGCTACGCAAGGGCGAAGAACGCAAAGACGCCGAAGCGCAGGTTAATGCACAGAAAACCATTGCACAGATCGACGAGTTGCGCCAAAAGATCGACAACATGCAGGCTGATAAGACGCTGACTCTTGAGAAGGCCGAGACTGAGCAGGTGAACAACCAGATCAACACCTACACGGCAGTAAGCCAAGAGACTGCAAGGCTTGAATCATCAATACAGGAGAAAATAAGTGAATCCACTCAGCAGGATAATTGACCAAAAACGCAAGACTTTAGAGTCTGGCGCTCCAATCACACAAGACAGTTATGACCGCTGGCTAGACAACGAATGCACCAAGAGGCTATTGGCAGAGCTGGAACTTGAGATTCTGGATTCTCACTTAGATATTACCGAAGAAAATGCCAGCGCAAGCAATGCAGTAATCGACGCACTAACAGAAGTTTTAAACTGGAAACCATCGGAGCTAGACAAGAATGACTGATATAACTATTGAGCCGACCGGCCATTATGTTTTGGTTGAAATGGTAGAAATCGCCAAGCAATCGAAAGGCGGGATTATTTTTGCCAATGTTGAGAAAGAGCAGGCAGCGACGCAGGTGGCCAAGGTTATTGCCATCGGCCCAACTGTTTGCCATGGGTTCCCCGGTTGCGTTCCAAGTGAATACCCGCCAAGCAATCCACGCTACACCATGGAGCCGCACCAGATATGGGGCATTGAAGTGGGCTCTTTTGTTTACTACCCGCGCTATGAAGGTGATGTGATTAAGATCGCAGGCTATGAAAATTTCAGGCTTGTGAATGACGAGCGGCTGAAGGGCGTACTTAAAGGCAATTTCGAGTTAACCAAAGCAGATTTTTAATAACCGAGGGAATCCCCTATGCAAGAAGATCAAGCAATAAGCGAAGCGTTTGAGCTGGATGAAGAGTTGGAAAATCAGGAATTACCTGATGATGAAAGCGATGAGCAGGTAGGGCAGGATGAGGCGCAGCAAGAGACACCAAAGACCGGCGCCGATAAGATGTTTATCGATAAGGAAACATGGGTAAAGCAAGGGCGCGACCCTGAGCTTTGGGTGTCTCCCGATGTATTCCGTGAGCGCACAGAGCGCATCAAGCTGAAATCCCAACTTAATCAGCAGCAGCGGGAATTTGAGCGCAGGCTTGAGCTTAACAATCGGATGCACCAAGTGCAGCTTGATCGCCAACGCCAAGAATTGGAGGCGCGCAAAGAAAATGCCATTCTTGAAGCTGACACCAAAGAGGTTAAGCGGATCGACAAAGAGCTGCGCGATATTGATGAGCTTGAGCAGTCAATTAAGCCGGTTCCAGTTGAGCAATCTGGTATTCCGCCAGAGGTTATTGAGTGGAACGCCGAGAATCAATGGCTAACTGCAGATCACCCATTGCGAGGCCAGATCAATGAAGCCTACTCCAATGCCATAGCCGAAGGTAAGACAATTGCCGGTGCATTGCGTGCAGTTGATAGGCTCGCGGCTCAATTGTTAAAGTCTGAGCCAGCACAAAAGAAAACGCCTCGCGCAATTGTTGACAGCCCAAAGGGTGGCGCAGTTGTTAAGAGTCAGAGTAATCTCTCATGGAGCAGCCTAACAAGCCAAGAGCAGGCGATCTATGATGAGGTTTGGGCTGATGCAGGGGTAAGCAAAAAAGAATATCTACAGTCGGTTGCCGACTCCAAAAAGGGGCTATAGCCATGAGTGAAGAATTAGGAACTACCGAAGTTAAAAAACCAGTCGTGCGCCGTGCCAGATCGACCTCTGATGTTAGCTTGGCTAATGCCGAGATTGTTGAGAGTGTTACCGGCAGCCGCGTACAGTTTAAGCATGGTGACCGCCCGCGACGTGGCAGCCGTGATGCCGAGCTAAACCTGAGTGTACCAGAGGGGACTATTCCATCCGGCATGGTTGGCCGCTGGTTTGAAGACTCAGGCCAAGGTGAAATTGATCGAGCCATTGAGGGATGGTGGGGTCATGTTCAGGATTCTACGGGGACTAACATCACCCGAACATCTGGCAACCGCAAAATGGTGTTAATGGCTAAGCGCATAGAGCACCACAAGGAGGACAAAGATTTGCAAATGTCAAGATATAAAGCTAGTATAGGCGAAGACGCTGACAAACCTTTGGGTGACGGCGTAGAAAGCTACACGCCAAATGGCGAAGCCAACAAGATCAAGGTCACATCTGACCCTTTTGCTAGTTAGCTCACATTCAGGCAGCGACCCTTCGCTGGAATTTGAACGATGAGATTACACCCATTCATTAATCATTTTTTAGCGGAGGTTCACCATGCCAGGTGGATTCGATTATTCTGGCTCTTTGTCAGATGGACACACAGGTAAACTGCGCACCTTTGGTGTGGCAGCATCTCACGCAAGCCGTATTGCCATTGGTGATGTGGTTCGCATCTCAGGTACAGCTAACGCAACAACCGGCGAACCGGAAGTTGACGTAGCAACCGCAACTCAGTCTGTTACCGGCGTTGTTTCTGGTATTTCCCCCAACTTTGCAACTGAAAACTTTACCGATGTAAGCCTTCCAGCTTCAACGGCTGGTTCAGTTCAGGTTATTGTTGACCCGCACGCAGAATACGAAGTTGATGTATCAAGCGGCCCCTTAGCTGTGGCTGATGTTGGTCTTAACGTCGACTTGGTGGCAACCGCAGCAACTCTATCTGGTGGTCTTACTGTCGCAAACATGACAGTGAACGCAACCGGCAAAGCAACCACTGCAACCCTTCCTTTCCGTGTAACAGCTTTGGTTGTTGGTTCGGATGGCGTTCTTGGTTCTCGCTGCAAAGTTCGTGTTAATAACTCAACCGCCGTAAGCGGCGCAACAGGAGTATAAGCCATGACTGGAACTATCGTTACTGGCAGCACGCCCCGCTTATTGCAAGAAGGCGTCAAGAAAGTCTTCTATGTAACCGCTAAAGATCATCAGCCTGTTTATTCGCGCATCTACAAAGTAGGCAAGTCAAATAAAGCCTATGAAGTTGATGTACAAGTTGAAGGCATGGGCTTGGCTTCAGTTAAGAATGAAGCCGATGACATCGTGATGGATTCATTCCGCCAGTCATTTGCACCGAAATATGTGCATGTGGCATACGGTAAAGGCTTCCAAGTATCACGCGAAGCTCGCGACGACAATCAATACGGCCTGTACAACAAAGGCGCTCGTATGCTTGCCCGCGCAATGAATGTGACTAAAGAAGTGCGCACACACGTACTGCTTAACACTGCATTCTCTACCGCTTCGGCAATGACCGGCGGCGATGGCTTGGCGATGATTTCTACCGCTCATATCAATGGCCCATCTGGCGGCACTTTTGCGAACCGATTAGCTGTTGATGCCGACTTCTCGCAGGCTTCACTTGAAGATATGCTGAAGCTAATCATGCGTGCTACTGATGATCGCGGACTGGCTAAAGCATTAATGCCGAAGAAGCTTGTTGGCCACACTGATAACAAGTTTGAGTTTGAGCGTGTGCTTTATTCTGACCTTCAAAGCAATACCGCCGAGAACGCCAAAAACGTTGTTAAGGGCACCTTTGATGAAATCGTGCTTTCTCCTTGGCTCACCGCTGATACCGATGCATGGTTTATTCTGACCGATGCTGAAGATGGTCTGCAATACTACGACCGCACCGCATTGGAGTTCGATCAGGACTTGTCTTTCCTGAACGAAGTAACCCGCTACAAAGCGTATATGCGTTTTGTGACTGGCTACAGTGATCCACGCGGCATTTACGGTTCTTCAGGAGCCTAACAGACTGGGGCGAAAGCCCCTTTCTTTTATCGGAGATTATTATGAGTTCACGTTTTTTGAATGGCCTTGACGGCGCTCCAAACGACTCAAACCGTAGCGAGTCAATTACCGGCAATAAAACGCTGGTAGCTGCGGACACGGGTAAAACGTTTGTAGTTTCTGGTGGCACATCTATCTTCACTCTTCCTGCCACTGCTGTTGGTCTGGTTTACACTTTCCAGTACACAGGAAATGACGGGCAAGGCCAAATCCAAGTGTCGCCGGTTGCCGCCGATGGCATCGCAGCTGTTGGTTCGGCAGTGGTCAATAAAGATTTGATCTTGGCATCTGCAACAATCAAGCAAGGCGATTATGTAACGATAATTTCCGGCTACGGCGCTACTGGCGTAACAGCTTGGCACCTAACCGCACAGCGTGGCATTGTCACCAAAGAGGCGTAATCATGTCTAAAAACAAGACTTACGTTGAGGCTGATTGGTCTGTAGACGATACAACGCCGCCATATCCACTTAACTGGCGAGGCGGCCCAGTTGGTTTACAGATTACTGTTACCGGCACTATCGATTTTGATATTGAATCAAGTAATAGTGATCTGCAAAACTCTACAGCTGCTGCTACATGGTTTGCTGACTCAGCAAACTCTGAAGGCATCACCGCCAGCAAGTGGCTGACGTTTAACGCAATCCCTCGATTCATTCGCATTAAGGTGAATTCATTCACTACTGGCGCAACCGTATCATTCGGGGTTACGCAAACCGATGCAATCTAATGACCACAATGTGACATGCGACAAAACTGGCTTTGTCCTTAAGAGAAGCCAGTGCCGCAAAATGTGGAATGGCATGATTGTTCGCGCTGACTTGTGGGAGCCTCGGCACCCGCAAGACTTCATTCGGGTTCCGGTAGATGATACTCGGGTAGTAGATGCGAGAAACGAACAAAGAACACAGCCAGCCCAAGACCCACCTCTAACACCAGACCAAATGATATGAGCACAGGCGTATACGAAAAAACAGCTGGTGATTTAATTCGTGACGCGCTGAGAGCTGCGACCATTACCGGCATATCATTACCAGTTCAGGCTAGCGACTTTGCCCAAGGTCAAATGTTGTTAAATGACATCCTAGCAAGCTGGCAGACCAAGCAAATACACGTATGGTCGAACACCGAGGCATTGCTTCCACTTAACCCCAATCAACAACAGTACAGCCTAGGCTTGACTGGCGAGCATTGCTTTACTGATTGCGTATACACCACTACAACCGCCGCGGCATTGGCTGGCGCCACCACTATTGAACTTGATACCACAGGAATGACGGCAGGACAGTTTATAGGCATTGAACTAAGCACAGGCGCAAGGCAGTGGACAACAATCGACACTATTACCGATGGCACTGAGCTGGTGATTGATACCGCACTAACTGCTGCCGTTGCTGCATCCGCAAGTGTGTATGTCTACACCACTAAAATTGACCAGCCGGTCAGGGTGCTTAGCGTTAGATATGCTGACGGGCATTCATTCGACGAGATACCGACATGGCAAGTCTCGCGTGATGAATATTACAACCAGCCATCAAAAACCGCTACCGGCGCCACAAATTCATGGTACTACTGGCGCGACCTGTCAATCGGAAAATTAAACATTTGGCCGATTGCCGATAACTGCACTCGCGTTTTACGGTTTACCTTTATTAAGCCCCAGTACATTCCCGAAGACCAAAGCGAAGACATTCTTATTCCGCCTGAGTGGTACGCTCCGCTGAAATTTAAGCTTGCCGCTGACCTTGGCATTACTTACGCCATCGATCCAAACAAGCAAATAGTTTTGGAGCAAAAAGCCGCGCAGTATCTTGAAGATGCGATGAGCACAGACAACGAATTCTCAAGTTTTTCGTTCTATCCTGAGGATCGCCGTTAATGCCTCGCTCTGGTATTCCTATTGCCCTTGGTTATTACAAAGATGACTCTCTTGCCATTTCGGCTAGAGACTGTGTAAACCTTCGCCCGCATGTTCCTGACGGCCTAACTATTACCGATGGCGCGTTGATCGCCACATTCGGCATTGAAGAAGTGGCCGACACCGCAGTCAATGCCTTTAATCGTGGCGGCATTGAGATGGGCGGGGTGCCGTACTTTGTTTGCGGCAATGCGCTTTATAGTGTGACTTTTACCACTGATAGCTTCGGTGTTAGGACGTACACCACAAACAACGTAAGCGGCGCAGAATCTATCGATGGTTCCGCGTTGGTGTTTATGGCGCAGAACGGAACACAGATTTGTATTGTGGCGCCGGATTACAACAATCAATTCAACGCATGGATTTACACCGTAGCCGGTGGATTAGTGCAAATATCCGATAGTGATTTTGATGGCCCAGTTCTTGGCGTTGATTTCCAAGATGGTTATTTCCTATTTCCCAAGGCAAATTCTAATAAGTGGTTCAAATCTGAGCTTAGGAATGGCCTTGCCTACAATGCTTTGGATTTTGCAAGCGCCGAATCTGACCCCGACAACCTTGTCGCAATATCCCCATTAAACGGCCTGCTTTACGTGTTTGGCTCACGCACATTTGAGCCATATCAGAACGTTGGCGGCGCTGGGATGCCTTACGAAAGAATATCAAGCGGAATTCAGCAGAAAGGATGCGCGGCGGCAAAGTCATTAATTGAGGTCAATGGGACGTTGGTGTGGATAGGATCTGGCGAGAATGAGCAGCCCGGGATTTACAGTACCAATGGCGGCCAGCCGGTAAAGATTTCGCCATCTTCAGTTGACAAGCTCATTTACTCGGGCGGTATTGAGAAAGTAAGCCAAGCATTTGCGCTGCGCCACTCAGAAAAAGGCCACGTACTTGTCACCTTTACCGTCCCAACGGTATGCACAATAGTTTATGACGTAAGTACAGGCACATGGTTCCGCCGTGAGTCAATCGATAGATTCTACAGCCCGCAGCCATGGCGCGTAACGTCACTGGTTGATGCCTATTCTGTGCTATTGGTTGGTGATGAATTAAGTGGTAAGATTGGCTTATTGTCTGAGAATGTATTTTACGAATACGACGAAGAAATCAGACGATATTTCACTACACCCCCAATTGATAACGGCGGCAAACCGTTTTCAGTCTACCAGCTAGAGCTAGTTGCCGAATCCGGCACCAATCCAATTTCAGGCCAAGGCAGCGCGCCCGTAACTAGGTTGTCCGTATCCTATGACGGCGGCCAAACTTATAGCCCTGAGATATCCAGATTTATGGGTTCAATTGGTCAGTATCGTTACCCTATTTCATGGCCGTGTTTAGGAAGATTCCCAAGATCGGCATGTTTTCGGTTTGATATTAGCGAACCTATAAAAATTGCATTCGTAAAACTTGAGGTTGAAATTGGCGCTTAATCCATTGACACGAAACCAGCCGATAGTCGATGAGCAGCTTCGGCCATTGCAGAATTTGCAGGTGTTTTCGGAGCAGGTCGCGGCGCTGGCATTCTTGAGTGGCACAGGTTCACCAGAAGGTGTTGTGAGTGCGCGAAAGCTCAGGCAATACATGGATGATGCAACCGGACAAACGTACATAAAGCGCGTTGATGATGTTGGTGGTGATACTGCGCTGGGGTGGGTATGAGTGATATTAATCTAACCGTATTTGATGATGACTTTCGGCAGACGCGAGAGTCAATAAAGGCGCTCGAAGAACAAGTATTGGCCATGCCGCAAATTGACTTCCAGCCTAAGCATTATTTTGGCGGTGGAATTTACGCTCGTGAATTATGGATGCCAAAAAATTCAGTAGTTACAGGGAAGATCCACATTAAGGAGCACCTTTGCTCAATAGCTTATGGTGATGTGACGATAACTGATGAGTTCGGATCTGTTCGCGTTAAAGGCCCATGCACATTTGTTGGCAAGCCCGGCAGTAAGCGTGCCCTATTCATGCACGAAGACACTCTATGGACTGCTTATCACACTACCGACAAGCTAACCGTAGAAGAGGCTGAGGCCGAGATTGTGACCAATGACTACAACGTATTTGATCGAATAGCGGGAGAAAAAAAATGTCTTTCTTCATAAGTGGGGCAGTTGTGGTGTCTGCGGCGGCTGGCGCTTACGCATCAAACAAAGCATCTAAGCAGCAAACCAAAGGGATAGAAAAGGGCATTGAAGCATCTTCTGCTTTAGCGCAACAGGCGCGGGATGATGTTAACCGTCTATTCCAGCAAGGCGCATCGCAAGGTCGATCAGGAATAGAGGGCGCGTTCAACTTCTACCGACAAGCAGCACCGCAAAGAATGGCGCCAGTAACACAAGGATTTCAGCAGGGTATTAATGTATTAGGCCAAGGCGCACAGCAGGCTAATAATGCAATCCTTGGTCTGCCGGTCGATATGAGCTTTACCAATCAACAAGTGCAACAGGCACCCGCTGGATACATGGATCAAGCGCAATTAACACAAGCGCCGATTCTTGGAGCCGCAGATTCAGCGGCAGAGCAGCCAACCGTAGAACAGGCTCAGCCAGCACAGCAAGGAGCAAAACAGCCAGCCAGCACGGCGCAGCTTATGAACCCGCTGAATTACGCAAAAAATCCATTAGGCGGCGCAAAAGCTATCGTGAAGAAAATTGAATCGAAAGATCCAGCGCGAAAACTCTTTAAGAAAATATTCTAGGTGTGTCATGACTAAAATGATGAATCCAGCAGTAATGATGGCACCAAACCAAAGGGTTGGCATGTTGGGAGGATCACCTGCGCCAATTAGCACAACTGTAATGCCAAACACTAGCCTGCCTAATCAGCAGCAACCGCAACAAGCTATTCCGCGCCCAGCAACCACTACAATGCTGCCGACAGCCCAGCCCGCGCCTAATGTGGCAGTACCGCAAACTGGACTAATAGGTTCAGAGCAGGCTTTGCTTGGCGGTCAATCGGCGGCGCTTGGGGCTATGTTCACAGGCAACACTTTAGCGACGAGCAATCTTAATAAAATCGCCGATTTACAAATGCCTGCATCGCAAATAGGTGCGGCGCCGCAAATAGCAGGTGCACAAATTGGCAGTGCCCCGCAAGTTCAATCAGCCATTATCAGGGCGCCATTGGGGATAAGCCAGCAATACACACAATCGGCTGGCAGCGCAGGGTATGATCCATCAAAGGCAAATGCAGCTATTCAGCAAGGCGTCGACCCATTAATCGGATATTCTACACAAGGCAATTCGGCCAATAAATTGCAGGCGGACTTATCAGGTGCGAACGGTCAGGCAGCGCAACAAGCGGCATACGCAGCCTATCAAGGCTCGCCAGCAATGCAGTACCAGATGGAGCAAATGCAGCGCGCAACAGAGCAAAGCGCGGCAGCTAGGGGCGGCTTGCTTGGCGGTAACGTGCTGCAAGAACTGCAAAGAAACGCATCAGGCATAGCTTCACAGGACTATCAAAATCAGTTCAACAACTTGAGCCAAGTTACTAACACTGGATTGCAGGCAGCGGGGCAGATCGGCCAATTGCGCGGCCAGCAAGCAGGAATTCTTGGTAATTTAGAGGCTGGAAAAATGTCGGCAGATGCCCAGCTTCAAGCACAAAAAATGGGCAATGAGGCGAGTATTTATGGGCAGCAATTAGGATTGCAGGCTGATTTGGCGGGCCGCCAATTCCAAGGCGATCTAAGTGTCAATCAGTTAAATGCACAACTACAGGCTCAAAATCAATTAACGCAATTTGGCGCTGATGCTCAACGTAACGCACAAAACGCTGAGCTTCAGGCTCAAAATCAGGTTATGCAATTTCAGGCTGATCAAGCAAGAAACGCACAGAACACCAAGCTTAAGGCTGACGCTTATTCACAGCTGGCCAGCCTTGCCCAAGCCAACGGACTAAACACAGCAGGCCTGTACACTGGAACAGCGCAACAAATAGCAGGCGGACGCACGCAAGCCGGTCAAGCCATCGCGCAAAACGCTAATCAGGCAGCGTCGAACATATCCAACATGCTCGCACAAAACGGCGTAGCGATTAGCGACATGATGGCAAAAGACATATCGACCGTTACGGATATGATTTACCAATCTGGAATGCAAGAGAAAATCGACGCGCAACAATTAGCGGCGATTCTTGCTAATATCTCAGGCGGCCAAGCATCAACTGTTGCGCAGGGTTATAGCAATATCGGCGCGGCCAATGCAGCGGGGACTTTGGGCATGAGTAACGCATTGCAGGGCGGGACAGAACAGTTGATAGCTTCCGGTGAACTTGGGGGGTAAAAAGTAATGGATATTCTCGGACAAATAGCAAACCCGCGCATGGCTAACATTGCTCAGGCAATCGATATTCGCCAGCAAAGAGTAAAAGAACAGCAGTCCGCACTCGCCAAGGTTGAAATGGGGCGCGCTATTGCTAAGGCACTTCCAAATCTTCAGGAAGGCTCAAGCTTTCGCTGGTTAGCTGAAAACGATCCTGAAAAGTTTGCTTTGGTTGCAAAGGTGTTAAATATCCCGCTTAACGACGGGGATAGATTTAATCAGTACTCAAACGACGTGACCCAGCTCTATACCTTGGCGCAGTCAGATCCCAATCAAGCATACGCACACGCGCAGCAGCTAATCGAATCCCGCAAGGCTCAAGGTCAGGATACATCTACCCTTGAAAAGTGGGTTCAAGGCATGAACGAAGACCCAATGAAGGCGGTCACATCCTTGTTTGTTATGCACAGGTCACTTAATCCGCAAGATAGTGGAATGAGTGCATACGAACAGGAGAAGGCTAGCTTAGCGCGTGAGAAGTTTGAGTGGCAGAAGAATAACCCAAGCGCAGCCGCAGCAGGCCAGACTCCAGCGTCAATTCAAGAAATTGAGTATTACAACAGCCTGCCAGAAGGCGCAGAGAAAGAAGCTGTTGGGCGTAAGCTGAATATGATATCCCGCGAGGGCATGGATTTATCAGCCTATGCTGAAAAGCAGCTGGACATGGCAAGTACAGACGCGGCAGAGGCATCATCTGCTGCAAGCCGGTATATGACGTTAGCAGATCAGATAAAAGCGTCGGCGATGTCTGGCGGCCTAAAGTCAACATGGACAGAATACATCAAAGAGCAAACTGGGAATCAAGACGAGGTAACTGGTCTTCGCAAACAGGCAATGCAGATCGTAAATAGTGAGGCGATCAAGAACCTTCCCCCTGGTCCTGCTACTGATCGTGATATTGAGATGGTTCGTGCGCCATTCCCAACTGATAAAGCATCTCCTGAGTACGTCGCTAATTGGCTGTCAGCAGTTGCCCGACTAAATGAAAAGCGTGCGGAGTTCTCGGAATACAAAGCCAATTTCATATCAGAAAATGGCAGTTTGCGAACAAGATCGGGCGAAAGCCTTATTTCATCATGGCGCAAGCAGCAGCAGGAGCAAATGAAATCCGCCCCCACTGGTGCAACTCAAGGCATAGCGAATCCAGCGGCAACAGGAAAGTCCGGCGGCGTAGAAATGACAGACGCAAACGGCAATCGCGCTATTGTTTACCCTGACGGCTCATATGAGGAACTGTAATGGCATTTGATATGAGTACAGCGCGGCCAGTGCAGAAGAAAGGCTTTGATATTTCCAGTGCAAAGCCTATATCTCAAGAGCAGCCAAAAGAAAAAGGCATTCTTCAGCAGGCTGGCGATGCCGCAATGGATTACGCTGTTAACCCTGTTCTTGAGGGTATGGCCGCCGTAAACCGTGGCGCCACTGGCCTAGTTGATTTTGTAATGTCGCCTGTAAATGCAGCGATGGAGCTGTCAGGTTCGGATATGCGCGTCCCGTCACTTACACAAGCATGGGCGCCTGCCACACAGGGCAACTTCATGGAGCAAGGCTTAGGGCGTGATGTTGTGCGGGCGGCGGGCGAGACTATCCCATCTGCATTGGCTATGGGCGGCGCTTTGCGCACAGCGGCTCAGCCATTAACAGGAATGGTTACTGGGCAAGTCGGTAATGTTGGCACACTTCCTCAGCTTGCAACTGGTTCCGAATCTGTCGGGGTTGGTGCGTTGCGCCAATTGGGGTCATCTACAATGGCGCAGGATGCTGGGTTTGCTGCATTATCTGGCGCAGGCTCTGCTGTTGGTCGCGAGGTTGGTGGCGAAGAAGGCGCGATGATCGGCGCTATTGCGGCACCAGCAGCGGTAACACTTGCACCACAATTAGCAGGACAGGCAATCAAGAAAATATTCGCAGGTGGGAATCAACAGGCAATAGCAAAAAGCATCGATGACTTTGCATTTATTGGTGAGACTCCTACCGTCGGAATGGCTACCGGATCGCCCGCAATTCAAAAGGCTGAAACCGTTTCAGGCAGTGTAATGGGTGGCGGCAGGATTAGGGATAAGTCTGCATCTATCGCCGAAAACATTCAGAAGCGAGTAGCAGATATGGCCGACAATCTCAGCACAAAAACAGGTGCAGAGGCGGCAGGTCTTGAGATTAAAAAGGGCATTCAGGGGCGCGGCGGGTTCCTTGATCGATTCCGCACTTCATCATCCGCATTGTGGAACAAAGCCGATCAAATGATTGATCCAGCCTTGCCGGTCGATACAACTAACACCAAATCTATGCTTGGGCAGCTGGTTCGCGGTGATGGCGTAGGCCAGATATTGGATAACCCAAAGCTCGTGCAATTGCAGCAAGTATTGGATGAATCGCCTACCGTTGACTATCAAACATTAAAAAGCCTTCGGTCATCTATTGGGCAGAAGATCGGCAACAATGAGCTGATTAGCGACATCCCACGCGCCGAGCTAAAGCGTGTTTATGGTGCGCTCACACAGGACATTAAATCTGCCGCTGCAAAATCCAGCCCCGAAGCATTAAAGGCGTTTGAGCGCGCTAACGCATACACTCGCACTGGGCACGATAGGATTGACGACTATCTTGAGCGCATCGCCACAAAAGTTGATACCGACAAGATTTTTAACGCAGTGGCAAAGGGTGGCGAAGGCACAAAAACAATCAACGCAGTAAAGCGCAGCCTAAAACCTGAAGAGTGGGAAGTTGTTGCATCTAACGTTATTCGCAGAATGGGGCGCGCAACATCGGGCACGCAAAATGCCGAAGGTGATGCGTTCTCTATCGACAAGTTTGTGACTGATTGGGATAAGCTCGGCACAGCAAAAAAAGCGCTATTTTCTGGCGGTGACAAGCTGAATTCGTATTATGATGACCTTTCCAAGCTTGCCCGTGTAGCAAGTACGGTAAAGTATGCAGGAAAGCAGGGCGCAAACTACAGCGGCACAGTGCAGGCAGGTTCAAGAATAGCAGCAGGTGCAGGCCTTGCCGGTGGTGTCGCAACTGTTGACCCTGTTGTCTTGAGTGTGGTGGCGTCAAGCATAGCGATGAACAACGCGGGGGCGCGATTAATGACAAACCCAACGTTTGTGAAATGGCTAGCGAAAAGCTCAAAAATACCAGCAAGCAACGCATCCGCTGCGATAGGCTCCTTGGTGAATGTGGCCAATCAATCATCCGCTGATGACGCGGCAGTTATCCAGCAGCTAGCAGAAGAATTGGAGAGTAAAAAATGATAGAGTTATGGTTCGCTGCAATTATCTTAGTTGGCATTTGGTTGCCAGCTTTCTTCCTCGAGGATAAATAATGCCGCAACGATTTACTAATCCAGTCATAAAATACACGACCGACACGCTAAAAACGTTGCCAGGTGCTTTATTGTATTTTTACGAGAACGGCACCAGCACGCCAAAGGTTGTATATCAAAACATCGAGCTAACAACGCCGCACGCGCACCCAGTTGTAGCAGATTCCGCTGGCGTGTTTGCCCCTATCTTTTTGGATGGCACATACCGCGTAGAGCTTAAAAGCGCAGCCGGAATAACTCAAACCGGCTGGCCAGTTGATAACGTAGGCGGCGAAGAGATTCAGGGTCAGTTTGATAGCTGGTCTGCCGTAGTTTCTTATACGATTGGGCGATTGGTGACAGGCTCAGATGGCAATCGGTACGAGTCAACCGCAAACAGCAACTTAAACAGAGACCCAACTAATCCTGCAAACGTAACTGCCTACTGGAAGCAGGTCTTTATCATTGGCGAGTATGTTTCGACCGAGACCTACGGCGTAGGCGATTACATTACTCACGACGGCGGCCTTTTCAAGTGCTTCCAAGCTGCAACCGGTCAAAACCCACAAACAGCGCATGCTTATTGGCAGCGCATTCACAATATTCCCCACTGGGGCAGCACAGCAACCTATCGCCACTATGACCTTGCCATCGACTCTAACGGCGCTGTCGTTGTATCACAGCAAAACAACAACCTAAACCATAACCCTGTAGGTGATACTGCATATACGTGGTGGAAACCATTAAACCGCGTTATTTTTGATGCAAATCCGCAGCTATTTAAAACAAACACAATGGCCGGAGGCGGCACTTTGAAGGCTGAATGGTGCAACATGCTAACCGATGGTAATGCTGGCTATTTGTTGCCTCTCGCTAATACCGTTCCATCTGATACATGTTTGGTGATCGCAAAATCAGATATTGCCCGCACGCTTTACCCGATTGTCACCGCATCCGGCGCAGACACTATTCGATGGCTTGGCGGCACTGATACATCATTTCAAATAGATACCCAATGGGCAGATTCCATGATTCTGTATTCAAACGGCACCAATCAGTGGAGCTTTTAAAATGTTTTTAAGATCATCAATGTTTCCGTCTGCTGGCCAGCGAAAAGCTACAAGAGCGCTGTTTAATAAGTACGCTATCGCCGGGACAGCTGGCGCTGGCATTACCACTTTAGGGCAATCAATATCAACTCTATCAGGGGTGATGACTGGGGCAACGCTTAAAACGTTTTTGAATGTAAGCGGGATTGGCGGCGAAATGCCAATTTTAAGCGTTAGGACAAATGACGCTACTGCGCGGACAATACGAGTTAAAATTACAGTGGACGGCATTGCCTACGACATCACAAGCGCCAGCCTAAGTTCGTCAGGATCTGGTGTTGTTTTGGCAGGGCCTGTAAACGCATCCAATCCATTGATTACTCCGTCCATAAAATGGAATAGCACTTTTGTTGTTGAGATTGCATCATCCTTAACAGAGACCGACAAATTAACCATTGAGTGGATTTACAACACTGAGGCTTAATCATGGGCGAATACATTGAGACGCAATTAGAAAACGGCGCGACTATTACTGAGTGGGTTTCACCACCTCCAGCGCCTACACACAAAACACGCGGAATAAGCGCGATTGAGTGGCGCAGATTATTTTTGCCAGATGAGCCATTCATCATCGATGAGCTTCGCGCTAACATCAACAACATGTCATATCAGGTGCCAGATAGCCCTGTTAGCTTGGACGTTCCTGCAGCGGCGATTGGGCTTGCAATTACTTACCGCACTTTCTTGCGCACTGTATTCAATGCGTTTACAGAGGCAACGAGCGGTGAGGGCAGAGGCATAGATACCGACGACGAACTAACTTACCCAAGCCTGATATGTTTTGAAGCTCTGGGTATTTTGGCTGAAGGCAGAAAAGAAATAATCATTCAAGGCGTACCACTTTAGGAGTAAGTCATGGCCACAAAATCAAAACCAATCAAACCGCAATCAAAGCCAACTGTAAAAAAGCCGAAGTAATTTTATGTTGATACGTATTGCTATCGCTTTGCTTGCTATTTTGCTGTGCTTTAATTTCCCAGTTTACTACGACGGGGCTTATACAGAGCTGGCAAATTTGCGCGAAAATGCTTACAGGTCTTTCGCGTTGATCATAGTCATGATGAGCCTATCGCGTAGCATTTACTCTTATGCAATAGCGATTATTGAGCTTGGATTGATAGCGACAAACTGCTACATAGCCGCAAATTGGGGTTTACGTGCCGAAATTTTCGCCGCAGTACATTACACGACATTACAGCTGACTGCTTACATTGCTGAGCTTGCTATAATTGGGCTGGCGGGAATATTCGGAGCGGCAATGGTTGGAACAGATGATGACGGTAATAATAATAAGCGTGTGCCTACTTGGTTCCGCGCTCCTTATCGGACTTTGCGCCGTTGAGTCGTTTAATCGACGCCGCTGCAAGCGCAAAGGTTGCGGGCGCGACAGCACTGGGGACGGTCGCTAGCGGCTTTGCATCGTTTGTTGGGATGATCCCAGATGACATAGGCAAGGGCGTGTCGCTTGTTGGCGGAATCCTGTCAATTGTCATGATCCAGTATTGGCGGAAAAACACAAAGAAGCTCGACTTAGAAACAAAAATCTTGCAACTCCAGCTTGAAGCCGCACAACGCGAAGCTAACCACAAAAGGCGGGCAACTGATGAGAGAGAAGGCTGAGCAATTCATTCTCTGGCTTGGCGACTTTGTGGAAGATTCGCAAAGCGGGCGCCCGAGCGTTAAACGTTTCGGCCTTGCCTTGGCTGTAACAGTTTTGTGTGGGGTTATGCTTGGTCTTGGCGGAGTAATCACCGCATCAGTCTTAGCATCAAGCGGGCGCGATCAGGTTGATATCGTGCGCATTGCCGCCGACACACTCCAAATTATCGCTGGGCTTGTTCTAGCCGCAGTCACAACCGGCTATCTTGTTGATAAGGCCGCAATCAGAAAAACAGGGGCGAAGAGTGAGTGAGCAACTGAAAAAAATCCTTTTTGCAGTATGCGATAAAACAGAATCTACTGCAGGCGCGCAAGCGGTCTATTTGCCGCTGTCAAAACTATTGCCAGAGAATGGCATCACCGACCCCAAAGAGATTGCAGAATTTTGCGCCCAATGCGCGCATGAGTCTGGCGGCTTTCGTCGGTTGATTGAAAACCTGAATTACAGCGCTGAAGGCTTGGCGCGCACATGGCCAAACCGGTTCGCAATGGCGGACAAATCGCCCAATGAATTGGCCGTTAAAATCGCCCGCAATCCTGAGTTAATTGGTAATTATGTATACGCCAATCGCATGGGCAACGGATCGCCGGAATCTGGAGAGGGGTGGAAATATCGTGGGCGCGGAATTATCCAGCTGACCGGCAAATCAAACTACCAAGCAGCACAAGAAGCGCTTGGAATTCGGTGCATGGATAATCCCGACATGATAAGCGGAATTGATTGCGCCGCACGCGTGGCGGTTTGGTTTTGGGTTAAAAACAAGTGCGGAAAGGCGCCTAATTTCGAGGCACAGACGCGAATCATAAACGGCGGAATAAAGGGCTTGGATGATCGCAAAGCACGCCTCGCCCGCGCACAGGAGCTTAACTGATGACAGCTTTTAGTATGACTGGGCTAGTAAACCCAGCGACTGGGCTTCTAGACCCGACTTATGTGCAAATACCAAGCTCTGCCGTTTTTCCTTCGTCAAATTGGCTTGCTGCCGTTAAGCCGATGCGCAAAGTATGGCCTATTGAAGACGCGAATACCCCGCTAATATCGTGGCATAAGTGCAGCTACCCGTCTGTTCCTTGGAGTTGCCCTGTGCGCGTGATGTACGGAGCTGGTCAGCGGTATTGGGTCTTACGGCAAGCCCCCGCCGGAATGACAATAGGAAACGCGGCTCCAGACGGTAACGGCGACTATCAACAAGGCGAGGCAGGGAATCTCTACTGGCCAAATCCAGTAGCGGGCACGTATAACATTGTTGTAGATGTTTTTGATCAAACTAGCTGGCAAACGTTCCGCTGGCAGCATATATGTGGTACGGGTGCGCATTTGTTTGGCAGCGTATCCGGCACCGGTAACGGCAGTGGGTCAGACCCAAATAACACTATTTCATGGGCAAACACGTATTTGGGCGACACTACGCTTTCTCCATCTCAAAATAAGGTTTTGTTGCTGCGCGGTGGCAATTATCCAGCTACTGCTGTGCAACTTTACCCTCAGTACCACACACGAAACATAGGTGGATTCCCCGCTGATTCCCCGCCAGTTTTCCAGTGCAGATTCCATGATCACGGGTCATATAGATTTTTAACTGGAATCCAATGGAGCGGGTTTACCCAGTCTTACGAGGGTGTTATCCAAACAAACGATAATGTCAATAACCTTTTCCACTGGAAAAACAGATTTGTCGATATAGGTATATCTGGCGGTACGGATAATCAGTCTTGCTACTGCTCTACTGGAAGTGGCGGCGTTTTCCGGCAAAACATTGGTGCAAGTCAGAATTATTTCGAGGATGTGGAAGTTGCGGTGATGGATTTGTACTCTGTAGATAATTATCTATCAGAGCGCGATGAGTTTGTTGTGACAGACCCGATGAGAACAGCTTTACTACAACCGTTGTGGTTCCCAAAATCTGGTGTAAACGACATAGAGATCAGCTTTAATAAATTTGATAACCCTACAGTGAGCGGCGGCACAGAAGGGATACTTTACCCATACGGAGCCGCTACATATGGAACACAATTTACCGCGCTCGTAGCAAATAATTTTGTGCGATGCAACGGCGGAAACGCTTTGCTGAGCAATCGCGCTTCGAACGGTGGTTTTTCGATTACAGCTAACGTCTATGTTCAGAGAAACACAATTATCGGCGGAAAAGTGCAGTCATTCAACTGGGACGAGGGCGGCACTCCAACTGCTGTGCGGCGCACATATTTCGACAGTAATGTAATTCAAAACACTGACGGAGGTGTAGCGGCTGCTAGCGTAGGCTTTACATCAGTTAGGGCTGAGTGTAGCGGCACTAGCGGGGTAGTAGACAGTCAAGGGTGGCTATCATCATCATACATCGCATATCTGTACAAGCGCGGCGCGCAGGTAGGTAAATAATGCCAACAAAAACATTAAATTTTAATAGTTTAACTGCCTCATCGCCTTACATAATTGGGTCTGCTCCTGATAATTTAAGCGGTTACACAAAGCCTGCTGGTTCATCCGATATTGTGATCGTCGATGTTGGTGCGGTTAAATACTTCAGATCGGCAAATAGTTCTAATGCGGTTTTTCGCGACGACACAATACTGACCGGCGGCGTAAGACGATCAAGGGTAACGCTTGGTGTTACCAACGGCAGCTCAAATGGACCAGCACTTTTAGATGCTAGCGATAATGGCTATGTCGCGTTGACCAGTGACGGAACAGGCAACACCCGTTTATTTAAAGTTGTAAACAGTCAACTCGGTGCGCAAGTCGGCTCGTCAATCACACAGACTCACGCAGATAATCAAGTAAGAGAGATTCGCTGGGAAACCGGTGGAGTAATAAGCCTCTGGGTAAATGGGTCACAAATTGGCTCTAATTTTAACGACACTAGCTACACGCCGATCTACGCGGCAGCGATCAGCCGATTAGGCCTATTGCGCAATATGGAAAGCGAGTTCACCGCCGCACAAACAATCACAAGCATCAACAGCGGCAACCCAATCACAGTAGGCCAAACCGGCGTAGTCATCGCGCACACAGGATTTACCGGAGCGGTAACCAGCGTAACAACAAACAGATCAGGTGTTACGTGTGCAATTACAGCAGGCGATGCTAGCTCCACGACCGTAACTGTAAGCGGGTGGGTGGAGGGTGGCGCTTATCCGGTCGTAGACAATACAGTCACTTTTACATGCACCCGTGGTGCAGAATCAGCATCAGCAACGCAGACTCTCACTAAGCCAGCAAACTATGCTCAAGTGACTTTTAGCGGCGCAATTACTGATGACCCTAATCTGATTGGGTATCACTTAGCAGCCAATGGGCACACCGTAAACGGCGGCACGTTTTACTACCGAACAAACCAAGTCTCTACCCTCACGGTTAATGCTGATACATCGTGGACAAGTGACCCAGCAGGCGGCACGTTTAGCGCTACGTTTATCCCGTCATCTGGCGCTACTTCGGGCAATGCGTATCTATTCGATATCACGCTGCTTAACGGCTCAATTGTCAGCGTAAAAGGCCTAACATCAGTCGGACTCACATCAACCGGCCTAACACAAATCGGCCTAACTTCGGTGGGTCTATGCTAGCAAAGCCGCTATTGATCACTGCAGGAGCTTTAACTGTGTCGCTTGCATTGGCCTCCTATGGCCTTTACAAGCAGATACAGGCTAATGGGCGGCTAGCGGTAGAGATTGAGGCGAAACAAGCTGAAATCGAAGCTGGCGAAGCGCTGATAGCGAAAGAACGCGCAGAATCAAAAGCTGCAAGCGAGCGCGCAATCGAATCACAACAGAGAGCCAACGAAAATGCCAAAGAACTGGAAAAACTTCACGCTTGCATCGCTGATAAGTCTTGTGTTCCTCGGGTGCGCATCAAATCCACCTGCCCAGTGTCCGGTGCCGCCACCAGCGCCGCAGGATCTAATGCAACCAGCGCCGGATTTGCAGAAATTAACGGATCAGATTATTACCGTTTGATCGAAGCTCAGAAAAAGGCGCTTTGGATGATTCAGGGGTTGCAGTCCGAAGTTGCAGCCAGATCGCATCCTGATTTTTGCCAACCAAAATAAAAACCGTAAATATACGGCCTGCCCAGCTTTTTTCACAAAACCCGCGTAAGTTGTTGAAATCTATACAGGTGATTTGCGTAAAAAGCGGCCTTGACCGTTTATTCCGCTGTTAAGTGTGGCTAGTTACCCGCAATACACAAATACTCTCTAGCTGCTAGTTTATTCTCTTGGCTCATTGTCGGGTGGTCGCGCATAATCCACCCCTGCTTTGGCACCGCCTTAACAACTGAGAAATCACCTTCACCAACCATGCCATAGTCACTATAAATCTCTTGTATAACTTCCATATCATCTGGGTATTGCTCCAACAATTTTTTCAATTCACCTACGTTCATTCTCACCTACTCCGTAGTTTAGTTTTTACCGTTAGCGTTGCACTTAACAAGTCGCTCAAAGCGACGGAATTAGAATTTCACATTTACGCAGCTTGGTTCAGCCGCGCTTTAGCTCGGCGTTACATTCACCAATACTTTTCAGCCAGCTTTTCTTTCTTAACAAATTTATCGCAATCCGCGCACTTCCACCAAGAGCGGTACGTTTTTGAGTCTGATACTTGGTTTATTTCATCTCCGTAAATGTTGCGAATAAAATAAATATTCTTGTGCCTGCAAAATAACCGTTTTAAAAATTCTTTTAGCATCACCAATACTCCAAAAAGTAAATTGCTATGCAAATGTAACCAGTCAATATTACGGACGGAATTAGAATCTCGCCCTGTTCGTTTATTCCCAGCCGCCGCAAATCTCGGCGTTATAAAGCTACCCAATCAAGAAAATCTCAAGCACAGAAATACCAAACGCTTGTGCCATTGCGTACAGCATCAAATAAGTCGGGTTTGTCTCACCGCGCTCAATTCGGCTTATGTGTGATCGGTCAATATTGGAGTCAAAAGCCAAAGTCTCTTGGCTCATTTTTCTGGCTTTGCGCAAGGCTTTAATCTTTTTGCCAAGATCAACTAGTTGTTTGTTTTTCACGTTAGCACCTTTATAACAAGTCAATGTTGCGGACGCGGCGTAGGTCGCGCCCAGTCGTTACTATCGCAATGCGCGCCGCAAATCTCGGCGTTATATTGTTTCAACAAATCTCTTAATCTTTCCGCATTTTTTGCAGGTAACAACTAAAATATGCTTTCTTTCGGCGCAACTCATTTGTCCGGGTATTTTGATGCTACCCTGCGCGCCTCTTGATTGAGCCACTTTCATTGCGTGTTCAAACTGGCTTTCTGTAGTAGTTTCTGAAAGCACTTCCCATTGGTGTTTGCAAAACATTTCATCTCTCCAATATAACAAGTCGTTGCAGCGCGGATGCGTTGCCATATCAGTTCTTAATTTTGCTCAGTCAGCGCACCGCTGAACTTGGCGTTATGCGTTAATTACCAGAAATAACTTCGTCTCTAACACAGCCTCTGCCACAGCTTTGTTCGCTTATTGTTTGGGTTTTCGCATTCTCGCACTTTGAAAAATAGTGGTCGCGCCCGCCATCGTAGAATCTATAAACGGTGCAACCGTCATGCGTGAATAGCTTTTCAACCTTCACATTTGGGTTTGAGGTTTGGCTAGTTTCTTCCGGAACCTTGTTGCAAGCAGCGCATAACAAGGCAATGAGAACGACAGCCCATAAGTAGCTTGGTTTTAAGTTTTTCATAAATTCTTACTCCAATAAATTAGTTGTTTTGTGGGCTGCGTTTTATCGCAGCGTTACATGCTGCCTGTGAGAGCGCGGCGGTTAATTTATGCAGGCTCGTAGTTGTCGTTAAAGAATTTCTCAGCTACCAGCCATCGGTCTGTTGGGTCGTTTTTATTTATGGCGATCATATCGCCTGCTTTTGGGCTTCCGTTGGTTTTGTCTGAGTCGGAAATACTAACTCCATTCATATCAATTTCAGGTATCCACGGTGTTAATTCTTGCGTGCCTTTTTTGCGAAACAATGGCATTTTAAAAACCTCTCACTTGGTTAAATTAAACCTGCTACAACATGTAACAAGTCGTTGAAAAGGACGCTGCTAGCGTCGGTTAAATTTCGTTTAATGTGCCAGCGCCTTTTAGCTCGGCGTTACATTCATCAGCGGGCTAATGACTTTGGCTGCTCGTCTTTATGTACTGTTTTCTTAAATCCTGTTTGTGCGGCCACATGGAACAGCACAATCCCCTCTGGATTCATAAAACCTTCAGCGGCAAAACTTCCATTTTTAACAAGCTTTGCCATTGCATCATCTACCGCGCCAGCGTAGTTAATACCACTGTAAATCACAGGCACAACTCCGCAACATTCTGGCCTATCATTTGCCCATCGGTGCGCATTAAAAAGCGAAAAGCGCTTTTCCTTTAGCCCGTAGTTTCTTTGAATCCCAAGACCCCACCACTCACCAAAGTGGGTGCCAGCCCCAAGCTTTAAAAGCTCTTCTTTGTTTTCATGCGCCCACTTGCTAAACCCAAAGTTGTCGTCTTCTGGTGTAATCCAGCGGGTGCGGCTACCAGTCAAAAACTCGCCATCTTCGCCAATAAAAATACTTGCGTTTGTACCGTCCAATTTCTCGGTTATAATTATCTCGCGTGACCAACGCGCCATTTTCGGAAACTCTTTAAATTCCATACATCACCTCAATAAAATTAAATAAATGTAACAAGGCTATGAAAATTGACGGAATTTAAGCCGCCGTTCTTAAATCATATTCCCCGCCGCCTTTTAACTCAGCGTTATCTCTTATCAACAATAAACCACTCGCGATTAGACAGCCGAAGAGGAACTGTTTCTTCACCGCCTAAGTGCCACATGCCTGTAGTATCTATGCACACTGGTAGGCGCTTTCCGGTCTCGCGGTTCTCTACTATCGCATTGCCCCAAATCGGGATTGACGGCATTCCCGGCTCTGGTATTTTGTTTGTGATCACGCTACCGACCTTTAAGTTTGCAAATCCGCGCTTTTTTGCCAATCTATTTTTCAGCTTTTTGCTAATTGCGTCGCTCAACCTAATGTAAAAAAAGATCGCTGCAAAGAATGCGATAAATGCAATTACGCTGTGATAGTGTTCCATTATTTACCCCTTAGCAAAAGTCGCTCGGTTTGTGCCCTGCGTCGAACATTGATTGGTTAACTCCAAAGATGCTGTTAAATGTTTTTTTGCAGTAGCTTTGTTCACGTTCGGTTGATAGCTCAGCATCTTGCAAATCAAGCATATCGTTGTACTGTCTAACCAAGTATTGAAGCTCATACTCGGTATTGCGTAGCGCGCTTTCCTTTACGTTTTGAGCGCAGGTTTTAAGATTGAGCCTGTTAGCTATTGTGATAGCGTGAGGCGTTCCTAGATCAAGCTGGAAAGCTACTACAGCAGAATCTTTTTGATTATCTGGCAACTCATCCCAAACGATACGCTCGCGCACTTTAGGAGCCTGCTTGCACCACGCCATTAGCGTTTTTGCTGACGTTATTTTCATTTCCTTCCCCTTGCGTTATTGATGACTCATTATAAATCCGTTATTTGTTAATGAGAGTAAGCTAAGTGTTAAGTTGGGTTAATGTTACTTAGCAAGCTGCTTGATTATTGGGTATGGATAAACGAGTCGGCAATACCCCATTTTGCAGCCAAAAATAATATCCAAGTCGAATATCTTGCGCTTTATTGTCATTGTCTCTATGTCTCGCACATAGCACTCATCGCCTACCTGTAGTCGTTTCATAAATACCTCGAATTGGCGCGGGGATTAGCCGCGCTGTGTAATCTAAAAAGGAATATCTTCGAATGAATCAAAACCGGCTGGCTGTTGTGGCGCTGACTGTGCCGCTGGTCTTTGTGATTGCATGCCAACCCCTGAATTGGCGGCTGCATTAGCGTAAGCCTGCTGCGCCGCATCTGGAGCGCGATCAGTTTTAACCGCTACCACATTAGCGTTTATCAGTTTAATTGCCGCCACGGTCTCGCCTGATTGCTTGGTGAATAGCTCTACCTCTTGCTTCTCGGCAGTGACTACAACCAGAGCGCCTTTAATCAGATTTGCGCGGTAAAAATCAACCTGTGCGGGCGACTTGGCAAAAATAGCGGCCTTGTAGTTAGTCCACTGGTCTTGCTTGTTTCGATCTTGGTATTTAACCCCAGTGCGTATTCCAAAGCCGGTGTATTCGCCAGTATTGAACTCTTGGGCGTCTTCTTTTAGTCGAAATGGTACTGTGTGCATATTTATCTCACTTGTTAAATGTTGCCTGCTTCACGAAATTCTTTGGATTTCATAATCTCGCGCTCTTTTGTTGTAAAGCACCCGCCGTTAGATGGAGCTTTCCATATAATCATTTGTTTTTCTTGTGGTATTTCTCTCCACGCCAAGCAGGCCGTAGTCAAATCGCCAGTTTCAATACCTTCTTTTATCTGGCCTATGCTAAACGCAAGCTCATCACAAAGAGCTTTGTAGTCAGCCTCTGCTTTTTGCTCTGCAACATCTGGATCGGGCATATCTTCGCCAGCATAAATGTAATGGCCAAGCCCAAACATGGCCATGCACTTGGTTAAGCATCGCATTCTGGTGTCACTAATCTGTCTAGAGCTTGGCTTAACTATAGAGTTGTTGCGGTGATCCATTACAGGAAGCCACATAGATCGTGTGACATCGCCTATTGTTAGATGGCACCACACCTCAACAGTGCTATCTGGGAACGTAACAGGGTCATCAAACTTATATGCTGCATTTGGGTAAACCTTCATAAGTTCGCCCCAAGCCCAAGCCCAAGACAAGTAAGAAAGGTTTGCTTTTTTTTCTATTTTGTCGCCCACATTAACCGATGCAAGCGTATTCCATATTTCTGCTGCACTCATTAGTTCACCCCTTGAAATTGTTGCTCTATTTCATACTGCGCAGCATAGCCTGCGCAGTAGTCGTCAGATTTACCCATGCTATGTGGATTACCGTTTTTGCAGTCCTCTACGCCATCGCGAAATTCAACAAGGTCATAGTGTTGCGCTGATTGTGCTAGATGCGTAGATGATTGGCTCATATCTCCCCCTTTGCCGCTGCGATTGCGGCTAGTACATTGTAATTTCCGCAAGCAAGCTCAACACTTACATCTTTGTCAAAGCCAAGCGCACGAAACACTAAGTAATTTGTTTTCATTCATCCCACCTCATTAGCCCGCCCCTTAATCCCGCCCCATGCGGTATGTGAGCCACTATAATCGCATTGATTTAACGTGTCAACATGCAATAGCGTTGCATTGCAAATAAATATGGTTTACTATGCAATCTCATTAGGAGGAAACCCATGAACAAAGAAACTGTTTTAAATGCTATTAGGCGCAAAGTTGGGCAAGAGTTTGCCAGTATTAATAAGGCCGCTGAGGCTATGGGGGTGTCTCGCAATAACTTGTCGCTGGCACTAAATGACAAAACCGTAGATATTCCTGATTATTTATTGGAGCGCTACGGATACAGCAAAACCACAACAACCACTTACTACAAGGCGGCAAAATGAAAGAATTCATTAAAATGCTTATCGGGTCATTTATCGCCTGCTGCATATACGCAGCTTACGATCATTATCGAGACGAAAAAGCAATTGGTTTGAGTATTAGCTACATTAAATACGCCAAAGCCGACTGCGAAAAGTCAGGCAAAGAATGCGTTATGTTATGGGATTTTGTGGAAGTGGAGGCGGATTATGAATAGCTGGCAATCAATGGGAAGCGCACCAACTGACAAGCCAATACTGCTAAACGTTGGGTATCCGTGGGCAGTAATCGGCCAGTGGAACGAAGCTGAACAGGCATGGACGTACGCTAATTTGCAGGCGCAGAAAATGGAGACCGGTGATGTAGATTGCTGGTGGGAAAATGAGATAGATAAAAAGCCGCTCGCTTGGCATGAATTGCCGGAGGTTTGATATGAAATACACCCGCACCCCCACAGGCATTAAATGCCAATACGGCGGCCACACCGTTAAAGGATCAAGCGTTGAAGAAGTGACGCGCAAAATGTTTGTTTTGATGAGGATTAAATGATGCGCATAATGGAAGAAAGAGTAACCCAGCAAAACCCGTTTACAAGCCACAGCGCTGCAATATCTGCAAAGATGCGAGAGCAAGAGGAAATCGACCGACACCGTAAAGAGTTCTTGCGACGTGGCGGTAAAGTTGACGTGATTGTGGCGCCGGATTACAAACCAAAAGCAGCGGACGATCTAAGCATTAAACTGCGCGAACAGTTCGACCGTGGCAGGTCAAGATCGCAGAAAAACACACCAAAAAAGAAACGCAAGTATATACGCTTTAACGGCACAAAATCGCCGCAGGTCATTATCAACAAAAAGTACATCGGAGCATACGCAACTGAGGCCGAGGCAGTAGCAGCGCGAGACCAGTACCTTATCGACAACAACTTGCCACCGGCTAACAATTAACACCACTAACCACAGGAGTATGGAATTATGGTGAGTAAAAAATACCTTGCGATGTTCCTATCAATGCCGGATGCGTTCAGAAAAATAACGATTAGCGATAATCAAATCGTTGTAGTTAATTTTGTTCGCGACTTTGGTGTGGCAGTAACATCGAGAGACCTTTCTGACGCAAAGGAAATCAGCATAAGCTCTGCAAGCATTCAGCTAAACCGGCTTTATGAGCTTGGCTACCTTAACAGAATCGAGGATGTTGCCGAGAGTGGAGGTAAAATATACCGATACTCATACGCATTGGATATTTAACCCCTACCCGCTATAAATACAGGTTAATGATATGCAAGAAAAAACAGATAGAAAAATAGGCGATGATGTTTTATGCGAGTGGGACTCTGGCGTTATAACTAGGCACACCATTGCCGATAAAAAAACTGGCGTTAGTCAAAGCGGAGTGATGTACCGAGTAAATCCTGCATTAAGGCGCACAAGCAATGCCGATTGGATTGATTCAGAATGGTTTTTTGATATGCCAAAGGATAACTTACTACACAGGTGATTTATGCTCCAATACCGCGTAGAGCTTCGCACAGACTTTGGGCAGTCAAAGTTTGTTGACGTAATCGCAGATAGCCACCGAAAGGCGGCCTATCTCGCAACTCGGCAGCACGGGCTGTTAGTTTTATCGACTGAGTTTATTGCTTAATCCTAAATATTGATTATACTAATCCCGCGCTAGTAGCTTGCCCCCAGCGGCGAAAGCGTAAACAAAGTCGGCTTATGTCGGCTTTTTTATTGTCAAAAATTTAACCTATTGCCTAAAAATATATTTGAAAGCATACCGATATTACTGTAAGCTTAATTTACCAAAAACAAGCTAGAGGTAAATATGGAAACTACAGTTATTATGAAGCGCGATTTGCTTGGCTCTCAGGTATCGCAAAACAGCAAAAACGAATTTCTAAGCGCTACAGACCTTGTTAAGGCCGGTAACAAGTGGAGGGTTGCCAATGAAATGCCGCTGTTTTCTATTAACGACTGGATGGCCAACAAGTCAACAAAAGAGTTCATGGGCGAGCTGGAATCAAAGTTCGGGCAAGTAAAAATAAATTCTCGCGGTAAAAATTCACACACATGGGTTCACCCGCTGCTATTCATTGATATGGCTTTAGCAATTAGCCCCACATTAAAAATTGAGGTTTATAGCTGGCTATTTGATCAACTGATAAAAAGCCGCAACGACTCCGGCGATAGTTACAAAAAGATGTGCGGGTATTTATTTGCAAGATGCAGCAACAAATCAACATTTTACCAATTTGTGCAAGACGTGGCCAATAAAATCAAGCTGGCTTGCCGTGTAACGGATTGGCAGCATGCGACCGAGTCGCAACTAAAGCTTCGCGATAAGCTTCATAATGATATTGCATTACTTGCCGATGTTTTGAATAACAATGAGCAAGCGGTAAGGCTTGCAATATTAAAGGCAACTAGCTAATATTTGTGTGCGGCTAGGTTATTTATAGCTGACAAGCTCTTTCCCTTCTCTTGAGCTGCCGCAGTCGAAGGGCTTTGACCAAACAAAGTAAAAAAGGCGACTAATACAGAGATGGGTAATTCTAGGCGTTCCTGCCAAAAATCTCCCAAAAAATTGTTTAAAGGCTTCATAGCCCTAGTCCGTTCATTGCGCCTGCGATTACATCAAAAGCAATGCCTGTTCATTTGATGCAGTAACGGTTTACACAGGCAAAAACGAAACCGATACCCAATGCGTGACTAGGCTTCAATGCCAATGACTGTCCACTTGTCTGTTCACGTCCCTAGGAAACTGGAGAGAGACTATCCCGTAATGCTGGTCTAAGTTAAGAAGCTGAGTAAGGCTGATAGCTTAGAGGATACCAGAAGGGAGAAGTGGCCAACTTTGGGCGAAACACTGAAAAACAGGTGATTTTATGGCAAGAAATTCTAATAAACCGCGTGAAGAATTTTGGGAAAGAGCGCGAGAGCTTATAGCATGGTGCTCACCCGAAGAACTGAGAATAATCAGAGTTCTTGCAGCTACCGAAATGGAAAAGAGATTGAAGGGATGGGATGAAAAGCTGGCAATATCGGAAAGTGAAGCAAAGGTTAAGAAAAACAAAGCAATCAGACGAAACATTGAAAGGTGCGCAAAATGAGCGAATACGTGTTTGAAGGCGAGATAATCAAGTTAGCAGCTAAAGACTTTTACAAATGGCAGGACATGTACAAGCACATAAATCTAGTCGAAGAATTGCAGCAGTTGGACATGGAGCTAGACGCAAAGCGGATGGAAGGCGGTAACGTAAAGAAATGGTTTAGCGAATGTATCGCTAGGCTAAATGGCAGAAACAAACGCGCAGAGAGGTTTAACCGTGGATCAAATCAACAATCAAATGGCAGTTATTCAAGCTCAGGCAAGGTTGGGCATGCAGACCGGACAAGAGCGCAAGCTGACGCGGCGCTACAGCGTATCGACAGAGAAAATGATTATTCTTCTGTTTACCCGCCTAGCGGATTTATTCGGCAGTAAAGCGGCTAACAAGGGGCTTGTAATTTACTTTGATGAGTCAAAAGGAATTTACTCTGAGCAATTTGATTTGTGGGGGTGGAAGCTGGATGACTTAACCGCTGAAGATTTTAAGCGTGGAATGGAAGGATTAGAAAAGCGCGCAGAGCAATGCTATAGGGATGGGGAGGAAATGTGGCCGCCAAGCTATGCAGAGTTCAGGGCTTTAGCTTTCCCTGCATCCAATCGCGATACGCTGGCACACAAGCCTTTTGAGCGGCTGCAGCTACCTGATATGACAGCAATGAGCAAGGCAAAGCAAGCAGGCCGCGCAGAGCTAGATAAGATGCTAGGGCTGCTAAACGAAACGCCAGAGCCTAAACAACTAACCGCAGCCGAGCGCGAAGACTTGGAAAAACTGGAGCGCATTCGCAATGGTCAGTAACGCAGACAAAACCGAATACTTTTCAAACCGTAGCAAGTACAGGTTTATCAAGATAGAAAACGACCAGTTCACGGTTTACGTTTACGGCCACGAAAAGCGCCAATTCAGCCGGTTAGCTGATGCAGTAGCGCGACGTGATGCGATTAGCAAATAAGGTGCAACATGAAAACACATGACATAGTAAATCGCCTACGCGATCTATCAGAGCAAATGATCCAACTGGGAACGGAGATGGACTACTTCGGCGGGTTTAACGCAGAGATTGCGGAAAAGGGCAAGGAATTGGTTGGTGCTGGAATGATCGCAAAGGGGTGGGCGGATGATATTGAAGGTAAAGAATAGTTAAAGGGTTTTACACTCAATAGCTTAAAAGAGAAGATAAAGCCTCTTGATTAATTAGGGGGAAATTATGGATCAAGCTGATTTAATCGGTGAACTTGATAACTACACCAAGTTTATGCTTTTACGCAGAAAGCTAGGAAAGTTAGACAAGGAGCTAGCCTACGAACTAGGCATAAGCACAAGGGCAATGACAGAGCGAGTAACTGGGCGCGCTGAAGTTAAAAACGAAACCATTTTAGCTATGAAATATTTGTTGGAGAAAAAAAATGAAATATGAGGAGTTTTTGGAGGGGAAAATAAAGCTTTGCGAAATGCAAGGTTTTGAGGTTGACGATCAAGAAGTAAATCCAATCCTAAAACCGCACCAGCGCGACATTGTAAAGTGGGCAGTAAACGGCGGGAAAAGGGCAATCTTTGCAGCTTTCGGCCTTGGCAAGTCTGTAATGCAGATCGAAACGCTTAGACTTGTGATTAAAAACGCAGGCGGCAAAGCGTTGGTTATTGCGCCGCTAGGCGTGAGGCAAGAATTTAGGCGCGACGGAAAAATGCTTGGCGTAGATTTTAAGTTTATCCGCACTGCGGATGAAATGGATGAGCATGAATTTTATATAACAAATTACGAATCAGTTCGCGATGGAAAACTAGACCCAAATATATTTACAGCTTGCAGCTTAGATGAGGCTAGTGTTTTGCGTAGTTTTGGGTCAAAAACATATCAAACATTTTTAGATCTTTTTGCAAACGTTAAATATAAATTTGTTGCCACTGCGACACCAAGCCCGAACAAGTACAAAGAGCTAATTCACTACGCTGGTTATTTGGGGGTGATGGACACAGGGCAGGCATTGACGCGGTTTTTTCAGCGTGACAGCACAAAAGCAAATAACCTAACGCTATATCCGCACAAAGAAAAAGAGTTTTGGTTTTGGTTGAATTCATGGGCAGTATTTGTTCAATCCCCGGCGGACTTAGGACATTCGGCAGAGGGGTACGATCTTCCACCGTTAAAAGTTATTTATCATGAGATAAAAGTTGACCATTCCAGCGCAGGGCATGATGACTGGGGACAGCATAAAATGTTTAGGGATAGCGCACTTAGCTTGCGTGACGCTTCAAGAGAAAAGCGCGACAGCTTAGATTTGAGAGCTGAAAAAGTGAAAGAGATTATCGATTTATCACCAGAAGATCACTTTATTATATGGCATGATTTGGAAGATGAACGGCATTCAATTCAAAAAATAATGCCTGAATCGGTGGCCGTTTATGGGTCGCAAGATTTAGAAGAGCGCGAACAAGCTATCGTGGACTTTTCAGACGGTAAATTTAAGTACCTAAGTGCAAAGCCTGTAATTGCTGGCAGCGGGTGTAATTTCCAGCGGCACTGCCATAAAGCTATTTTTATGGGCATTGGATATAAGTTCAATGATTTTATTCAAGCGATACACCGGTTGTATAGATTTTTGCAAACAAGTGAAGTTGAAATTCACATAATTTATGCAGAATCCGAACAAGAGATATTGCGCGCACTCGAAACAAAATGGACTCAACACAAAGAGATGGTAAATAACATGACAAACATAATTAAAGAGCATGGATTGGGGAATTTGAGCCACGCTGATTTGTTGCGCCGCAGCATAGGTGTTGAGCGGTTGGAAATCAAAGGAGAAGACTTTTTAGTAGCTAATAATGATTGCGTAAAAGAAACGCAAATGATGGATGAAAACAGCGTTGACATGATTATTACGTCAATACCATTTAGCAATCACTACGAATACACGCCCAGCTACAATGATTTTGGTCACACAGATAACAACAATCACTTCTGGTCGCAAATGGATCATTTAACGCCTAACCTGTTAAAGATTTTGCGCCCAGGTCGAGTGTATGCGTGCCACGTAAAGGATCGAATTTTGTTTGGTAACACAACCGGCGCTGGCATTCCAACTGTAAGCCCATTTCATGCTGAAGCTTTGATGCACGGGATAAAACACGGGTTTGACTACATGGGAATGATTACAGTAGTAACCGATGTGGTTAGAGAGAACAATCAAACCTACCGTTTAGGTTGGTCAGAGCAATGCAAAGACGGCACAAAAATGGGCGCAGGTTCGCCAGAATATATTTTGTTATTTCACAAGCCGCAAACAGACAGAACGCGAGGTTATGCTGATGTTCCAGTGACAAAAACAAAAGATGAATATACTCGCGCACATTGGCAGGTAGATGCTCACGCATTTTGGAGAAGCAGTGGAAACCGTCAACTAACAGTAGATGAGCTGGCAGAAATGACGCCAGATAAATTGGCGAAAGCATTTACAGAATGGAGCTTAGAAAACATATATGACTATGAACACCATATTAAAATAGGTGAGTCTTTGGAGAGTAGAGGATGTTTACCTTCTAGCTTTATGAGCCTTGCGCCGGGTTCGCATAATCCTGACGTTTGGCATGATGTGAACCGCATGTTGACATTAAACGGTGCGCAAAAATCAAAAAACTTGCAAATGCACGTATGCCCACTTCAGTTCGATATTGTTGATCGATTAATCGACCGATACAGTAATAAAGGCGATTTGATTTTTGACCCATTTGGAGGATTGCAAACAGTACCATATCGGGCAATAAAAAAAGGTCGCAAGGGGCGAGCTAGCGAATTAAACACTGGTTATTTTATGGATGGAGTTAAGTATTTAGTTGCAGCAGAAAAAGAAATGACAATGCCGTCGCTGTTTGATTTTATCGACTAATGCGCTGCGCACGATGCAATAAAAGAGTCCGTGAGGTTTACTATGTAAACGGTAAGCCTTACGGGATCGAGTGCGCAAAGCGGCGCGGGTATTCTGATAAGAAAGTGATAATTAAACAAGCTGAAGAAAAAAACGACAAGCAGGGGGTTTTATTTTGACATACAAGCAACGACTAGATTTATTCTGCTACTGGGCAGACTTTTACGGCTTAGTGATTTTGCCAAGTTTTGAACACGATAGTTTTTCAACAGATTGGGCAAAGTAAAGATAAGCAAATCAGCTTTATGTAAAGCGCAAATCTGAAACAATGGAATAAATTAACAGGGGGCAGCAATGGAAATAACAGACAACACAAAAACGTTAGCTAATGCGCTGGCTGAGATTGAGATTTTGCGCAAGCAATTAGAAGATATACCGGAAGGCTGCACAGTAGCTGATGCGAAAAAATTACGCGAAGCTAATCACGAGCTAGCAATTGAGAATTTTGAGCTTAAAAAGAAATTAGATGCGGCAATTTTATCATCAGCACCAAAGCCAGAGGGCAAGTGATGAGCATTACGCCAAGAGACTTTTGGGAGGTTGACTACGTGCGCGAATATCACCCGCAAGACAACTACAAAGAAGCAAAGGAGATGATAAAGCAAAACCGTGACGGCGACACATACACAGATTGTATGATCGCGCTGGCATGGGAAAAGCATTTGATGGGTTTGGAGTGGCGCCGTGGGTGAGTCATTTACAGTAAACAGCGCACAAACAAAGGCTGCATACCATGCCTACGTTGATCGTCGATGGGAAGAAGATAAGTGGCTGACGTTTGATCCTCCAAGAGTTGGCGAAGATAGATCGATATCACAAAACAGCCTTTACCATGTTTGGCTAACTGAGTTTGCTGCATTCCTTACGCCGTGCCATACAAAAGATGTTACGGACGGAATGCTCGATGGGATAAAGCGCACAACGAAGGGGATGTTTTATCGAGAGTATGGCTATGAGTGGATGATCCATAAGGTAATTTGTCCGCTGACAAAACGCGAAAAAGTTGATTACACAAGTTCGGCTTCATGGCTTCATGGCGAAATGTTTCTGGTGCTTACGTGGCTGCAAAATTACGCAGGCACGCAAGGCTGCATTTTGGAGTCAAAGGGTCAATTCAAAAAACTTCAGCGCGAACATAATGGCGCATAATTATCCAGAGGCTCAGCAATGAAAAAAAGACTAGTAAGTTACAGAATGGATGAAAACACGCTCGAAGTAATTAAGTCAATCAAGCAAAAACTTGAGCTGGAAAATAACTCAGCGGTTTTGCGTAGAGCGATCACGCTGCTAAAGCTTGCGAGCGAAAGCGAAAAGGTGATTTTGGTGCAGGATGGCAATGAGCGCGAGGTTCTGTTGTGAACGCACCAATGAGACAAAGCCACGACAATATCAAAACGATTTATGGGAAATCGCGTGGCTACGACATACCGCAGAAAATGAAAAAACTTTTGATCGGTGCTGAAATAGTCTGGTTTGATAAAGAGCCGATGAGCCAAAACATGGATGATGCGCTTCACTTTTTCTTTGATTCTAACACGTCGATAATGACCGACCTGTTATTGAAAAAGCAGGGCTTAACCGATGTTAGTCAGTACGTTAATATCCCGCTTCAATGGGGCGTGGAGATGGAGCTGCACTACTCAATGCCTAATCGCGAAGAGCATGAAAAGCATCACGTTGAGCCGCATTACTTTGAGTTTTTCGGTACAATTTTCCCTATGACTGAGAAGTTCAAAAAGCATCGCGATATTTTCTACATGGCAAAAAATCTGCAATTTGCTTGCGTTCCAGATGATCACAAAAACAAGAAGTTTTACGAGACGACAAAATTCAGAGCGGTGGTGATTTAATGTTGTGCAAAGTATGCAAGATCAATCCGGTGAAAATACCACACGCGACCACATGCGGCCTTGAGTGCGCTTGTGAGCTTAATTGGGACAGCTATGCGATGGTAAGGGCAAGGCTAACCAATGCAGTAGCATGGGCAAAGCTTGCGTGTGTTCGCGGAAACAGGAATAAAGCATGAAGCAACCAAAGGAGCGCCGCTGTCCAGTATGCCAAGAGATGTACACCCCTAAGCGCTACGGCCTGCGCCTAACTCGTTGCTGTGACAATGCAGGATGCAGACTTGATTACGCGCAAGGGGTTAGAGCAAAGGAGGCAGAGAAGGCAGCTAGATCGCGCAAGAATGAGTTTTACAAAAACGACATACCAAAGCAGCTAGATTTATGTCAAAAGACTTTTAACAAGCTTAGGCGCTTGCAGGAGCTAAAATGGTTTGATGATAGAGGCATGGAGCCAGCGTGCATTAGCTGCGGAAAGCCAATGGGCGGCGATATTTGGTGTGCTGGACACTTTAAGACTAGAGGCGCGCAAAGCGGGCTTAGATTCGACCCTAAAAACGTTTATCTTCAGCACAACCGGCGATGCAATAGCGACCTAAGCGGCGACATCTACGGAACAAAAACAACGCACGGTTATTTGCAAGGATTGCGCAATAGATTTGGCGATGAAGAAGCGCAAAAGATTATTGATTACTGCGAAACAAACACAGAAACAAGAAAATGGACTTGCGACGAGCTTATAGCAATGCGCAAGGAGTGGAATAAACAAATCAGAGAACTTGAAAATGAACTCAAGTAAATGCCCAAACTGCAATCACTACTCACTCTACAGAATGCCCGAGGCTGGCAAAACAATCTGCGCAAACTCTCAATGCAAAGCGCAATTTGAAACTGTTAAGTTGTGCAAAGGTATTACCGCAAAAGCTGGCAAGTGTTAAAATGAAATTGTTGTGAGAGCCAAGCTCTTTAAATGATTAGCTTTTCTTGGCGGCAATCATTCAACATCCGCCCATTCGCAAGAGTGGGCACAGCAAAACACGCTCAGGATGTGGCGGCTGTCCCAGATTGGAGTTGAAACAGACCACCACTGGGTTAAATCGAGCAGTCGAAAGTTCTAAGAGATGCCTCAGAATCAGTTAATGCTGACTAAAGCCTGAGTGTGTTTTGCTGTTAAAACTAGGTAGGTTTTCAGCAATAACCCGAAATACAGGCGGGTTATTGCGAAATAGTCTTGGCAAGACGATAAAACAGATGGCCGTGCCAGTCCGGTGCCATGACTGGCAAGAATTAGCCGAAAGGCAAAAAGATCAGAGCGCATGGGCTGTGATGGCTTGATAGTTGTAATCTAACCGGTCAATGGGTTGCAGCGTTTTGCCAGAATTACCATGACTAGGGAGATGAAAGACTCCCTGCCAAATTCGCCAGCAATGGCAAAAAGAGCAGTAGGCAATGATTGGCTGTGTGGCCATAGCCGAAGACCGGCGAAGAGCTGGCAGGCCGTCAGAAAGGGCGGCATACGCCCACTAGCAATAGTGGGCAGCCTTTAGCGCTTTAGATCATTTTCCTGATGTCGGCAAAATGATAAAAGACTAAATTAAAACCAAACCGTTTTTGCAGTGTCGTGGACTACAAATACGGGTTCGGGAGTGAAGAAAGGCCGGACACGCGGCGAAGCATCCCGAACAGTTTGTTAAGCGAGCCAAGGCGCGGCAGTTTTACCTTGGCAAACCAAAAGCGGTAGTGAGCGCAGGCACTTAAACCCTGCGCGGTTATTTGCTGGTGTAGCTCAGTTGGTTAGAGCGGAAAACAGCGGGTCAATCCTCCCGTGGCGGCGAAGCTTGCAGACTTCATATGCCGTGCGCACAGGTTCAAATCCTGTCACCAGCTCCAATTTCCCCCGCCTACCCATAGGCCGCGCATAGCGGGATAGTGGCGTTACAACCGCCCGCAGCGCAGGACAGACCTAACATTGCTAGGCTCCAGCGGTTCACCTTTCCGCCTCTGTTGACTGCGCACTAAGCCCTTCGGGGCTTTTTTATTGCCTGAATTTTGCGAAACCAAGAAATAATTGCAGAAAATAGTTGAACAATGCGAAAAATGATGTATATTTGTAATCACTGAGACGCAATAAGGCGGCCAGTAACTAACCGGAGAAAGAAAATGAGCAAAATTACTTTAGCGGCAGTAGTAAGCAAAAGAACCAGTGACGTAGTGGGTTACATTGTAAACGCGCCAAAATCACTAAAGCGCATTGATGTTGCAGGCTGCTACACAAGCACTGGTGAGGCTGTGAATGTGTCTGAGTACAAAGTAAGTCATGCAGTAAAAAACATAGAAAAAGCTAAGCGCACGCAGCCAGTATCACTGCATGAAAAAAGCGGCACATACACATTTTTTAACCTTGACTGCGTTTAGATAACAAGCCCGCTACGGCGGGCAACACCGGAGAAAGAAAATGTCTAAATACACACACAAAACAAACGGCGCAACATACACGCCAAAAAAACCTGTTGAAGGCGGTGTTGTATTCCACGCGGCTGGCGGGAATAAAGGTGATTATCAGTGGATGAGCGCAACTGTATTTTTGACCAACGAGCAAATAGCCCAAAATTTGGAGCCGCAAAAATGAACACAGCACAACAGGTAGCACACAGTTCAATGCCGATCTACGTTAAATACTGCCCAAACGTGTTTTTGGCGAAATGCAGCGAGCCGCACGAAAAAGGTGAGGTGATCGAGGTGCAAGGCAAATACAATGCTCATCAATGCCTGGTACATAACCTGGTGTTGGAAAAAGACGGATTTTGGTACTACAGCATCACCCGCGAAGATGGTTTTAACGCTCAAGAGCGCGCAAAGCGTAAAGCTGAGCGCCTAAATGGGTTTGCCGCTAACGCTGAAAAGCGCAGCGATCAGGCATACGAGGCGAGCAAAGAAGGTGCGGAATTTTTGTCACTGGCCGAGCCTATCAAGGTTGGGCACCACAGCGAAAAACGCCACCGCGCCTTAATCGAGCGCAATCATAACCGCATGGCCAAATGCGTAGAAGAAAGCAGAAAAGCCGAGGAGTACGCACGCCGTGCGGCTTACTGGGAGGCGCAAGAGGGGAAAATCACGCTGGCTATGCCGGAGTCTGTCGACTATTACGCTCACAAGCTGGAAAAGGCCACGGCATATCATGCAGGGCTAAAAGATGGCAGCATCCCAAGGCCGCACAGCATGTCTATTCAATATGCAAACAAAGCGGTGAAGGATGCCAAGAAAAATCTTGATACTGCTATTGTGCTGTGGGGTGAGCGGCAATGACCCAGGCCGTAGCTGATCAAATCAAAGAGGCCGGTTTTAAATCGGCCAAAGAGTTCGCGGCGCTGATTAACGTCACGCCGCGAACGCTGAACAACTGGACAGCGGAACAGATCGAGGAGTCTATCCTATTCGCCAAATTCAAGCGCGAAATCAAAAGCGGCAGCGAAAAGGGGCGCATCATAGTTGCTTTGCTCAACTAATCTTTACACTTCTTGGTGAGTCATAATGCTTGCAAGTAACTAATTTACGCGTATAATAACCCACATGGTAAGCAATAACGCTAAGCCGAAAGGAGTTAAGATGATGATAGGCACTAAATTTTTTATAGGAAGCACAGAATACGTCGTAGACAGCTTTGAAAATGTTTCTGATGATTTGAAATTTGTTAAAGATGCTCTTTTGAAGTCAGGTAAGGATGCTGTAGTTTACTATGCAAGCAAAGCTTTAAAGAGCGGAAAAAGATCAGTGCAAGGCGGAATGTTCTACCGCTTCACAAAGAGCGGAAACTTTGTAAAGGTTTTATAAAATGTCCCCATCACAATACGCAAAAAGCATCGGCTGGCGCTCACTGAAAGACTGCGAGCGCTTTTTAGGATTGGGTGAAAACTCAATGGGGCGCACAGCCAAATCAAACCCTGTTAAATTCCGTTCAATGGTTCGCGGTGCATGGCTGGAATATTGCGAACGTAAGGAAGTGTAAAGATTACATATTCTTAGTCTTAATGCTTGCTTTTAGTCTTTATGCGCGTATAATGAAACACATGGAAGCGATACAGCGACCACCGCCTAGCCGGTAGCTAGATTGGAGATAGAAAATGACCACATTCAAAAATGCAAACTTTGACGAAAACGCAGAATGCACTGTTATCAAATTTGCTCAAGGTGTAAAGCCCGCCAAAGGGGATTGGGTAGAGTGCAGCGAAAAAGAAATCGATTGCCCTTCATTGTTTGTGCAAGCTGGAACTAGATACTTTGGATACGTTTAATTTATTACAGGAGCGCGACTACATGGCGCTGCTTAAAACAATGAGCCAACCCAAAGATTTACCGCTACCAGAAGTTGAGGAACTGCAAGAGCCAAAGCCGCGCAACCAATTTCACGCGCAGATACTTGCTCAAGCTAATCAGCCGCCTGTCGCGCACAAGTTTTGGGAGACTCAATCAAGACCGGTCGAGCCTTGCAGGGGGTATGACTGGCCAGAGAATGCGATATAGGGGGATTTATGGCATCAAATAGAAATCAACTTAAAAGCCGCGTACAGATTCGCATTGATAGTAAAAATGGATTAGATGCTTTTGTTTCGGTCGCTAGCTTATATTTTGGAGCAAAAATGCGATTTGCATACAAAAGCATTGTTAGGGCGTATCAGTCCGCACCTTCGCCAGCCTAGTGCTGGCTTTTTTATTTGTGGTATTATTTGTTTACAGCTATCTAGGGTGTTGTCGGTGCGTGGTCTGTCCTAGATTATTGGCGTGCACCATTATTACTGCATAGCGCAAAACGCGGGATAGGATTTCCAGCGCCATAAAGAATTTCAATGTGTGCCCCAACTAGGTTAGAGGACACCGGGAAACTTGGTGTAGATGCGGGTTCGAGTCCCGCCATATTGAAGATTAGACTGCCCACTTCTGTGGGTTTTTTATTGCCTGAAATGTGCTAAAATTACAAAAATAACGGGCTTTTAACGGGCTATCATGGCAAAAAGTAAAACATCATTTGACTCCAACAACCAACCGGTTGATCGTCCGCCTCGTGGTCAGTCATTCAAAACAAAGCTGATAGAGTCGTTAAAGCGCAAGAATATGACCGAGGATGACTTTATTGACATGCTGGTCGAAAGAGCTATAGCCGATGGCGGCGTGTTTCTACAAGAGCTACTGAAGCGCTACAACCCTGTACCGAAGCAATCCCACGAATCAATCATTGTCGAAGGTTGGCCAAAAGACGGCACTCCTGCTGAAAAAGCCAATAAGGTGCTCGACTGCATCACTGACGGCACAATACCTCCTGACGTCGGGTCAATACTCATTGAGGCAATAAGCAAGTCATTGGGCATTGAGGAAGTGACCGAGCTGGCCAAGCGGCTGGAGGCTATTGAAAAACTGTTAGCGGATAAGAATGCGTAAGCGGCTAACACTGCAAGCAATCGAGCGGGCAGAGGAATACGCCAAGAATTCCAGCGGTGAGCGCCACTCTACTGTGTTTGGGATTGTCCACGCTGACGGCAGGCACCTACACTCCATTGAGTGCATAGATGGAGAATGGGTAAGAACTGATAAGCCGGTAACGATATACACCGCAGAGAAGCTAGAGCGCGCAGTAACGACAAAGAAGCGCTTCGTTATTATCTACGGCGGGCGCGGGTCAATGAAGTCGGTAGGCGCTGTTGATATTTGTCTTGCTGGGGTGATGGATAGAGGGGATAAGGTTTTTTGCCTTCGTGAATTTCAGTCGTCAATCGCCGAATCAGTTCACGCGCTAATCAAGGAGGAAATATATCGGCTTAACCTTGAAAACTTCTCAGTTCTTGATACGACCATACGCTACAAGTACGGCGGCGAGTTCAAGTACATGGGATTGGCAAGGAATCCGGCTAGCATCAAGTCTGCCGCAGGGTTTCGCAGATTCTTGACTGAAGAGGCGGCAACACTAAGCGATGCGTCAATAACTAACCTGACACCTACAGCGCGGAACAAAGCCAGATCTGGATTGCCAGGCATGGCAGTAGAAGAATCAAAAGGCGCGATTGATGATGTGCAAATGTTTTTCATTGCCAACATCAATTCCAGTGAAGACCCGTTTAGTAAGCGATTTATCAATCCATTCCTTGACCACTTGAATAGGGATGGATACTACGAAGACGATCTGCACCTGATAATCAAAATGAACTACACAGACAACCCGTGGTTCATGGATTCAGGGCTTGAGGGCGAGAGGCTGTTTGATCTAGAGAACAAGCCGCGCGCGGTATATGACCACATTTGGATGGGGGCACCATTGGACACAGTAGAGAATTCAATCATATTGGCCGAGTGGTTCGATGCTTGTGTTGATGCGCATATAAAGCTTGGCTTTGAGCCTACTGGACAGGAGCGATTAGCTTATGACCCTGCCGATAGTGGAGACGCTAAAGCCGTTGGTTATCAACATGGCTCAGTGGTTACGGGAGTGTCCAGCACCAATGCCGGTGATGTTAATTCCGCTACGGATTGGGCGCTTGGGTTCGCTGTTAAGCTAAAGCCAGATGTGTTTCTATGGGATAGTGACGGCATCGGCCTAAGCCTACGGCGTCAGGTCATGGAGGGACTGAAGGGCAAGAAAGTAAAAATTGTCCCGTTCCACGGCGGCGAGGCAGTGCAGCACCCTAATGAAATCTATGATGGCATTGAGGGTGAAGGATTCTTTGACATAGAACGAGGCCGCACCAACTCAGCAATGTTACTGAATTTACGGGCGCAGAACTATTGGCGCTTACGTGATAAAATGTTTAAGACCTATCTAGCTGTTGAGAAGGGCAAGTATTTTCCGCCTGACGAGCTAATAAGTTTTAGTTCTGGCATTAAGGAGCTGGTTGGGCTGCGCGCTGAGATATGCCGCATCCCGAGAAAGTACAGCAACAGTAACGGCAAAATCCAGATTCTTAGCAAGCCAGAGATGAAAGCCAAAAAGATCAAATCACCAAATATGGCCGACGTTGTTATGATGCTTCAACAAGAAGTTGACATATACGATAATGACGATTATGACGATTATGACGATAGCGAACCTGATCAAGGCAATGGAGGATGGGCATGACATTACAAGATAAGGTAATAGCCAAGATAAAAGAATGCTTCCCAAGCGTGGAGTTTATTTCGCTTGCCGATGGCAGTACCGGCGAAGGTTTTGTTTGGGTTCATGCAGCAATTATGCATGAACCTCCATTTGGAAGCGCTGAAGATATGCTGATTGATGATTTACATGAACGCATTAAGGATTTAAAAGTGCCTGATGTTGCTTTTATAAGACTTGTAGATTCAGGCACAAAAACTGACTCAAGAACAGGAATGCTAATCCAATCAGCAATGGCAAGGTTTTCACTGGGGTACAAAATATGAGCCTAGTAGAAGAAGTTTTAACTCTTATCAGTCAAATGGAAGCGCATAGATCGGCTGGCGGTTCTCCATTCGACTGCCCATCACTAAAAGCACCTAATTACCTAAAGCTTGAATTGCAGCGCGGAATCAGCGCGGTATTTAAGCAGGAAATGGAGAAGCACAAACTATGAGCCTAAAAAAACTAATTAACTACATCGGCTCAGTAAACATAGCCGCAGACCTAAGCGATGAGCGACTACATATCATCGCCCAGCAAGTGATAGAGCGCGCTGATTACGATCTGGATTCGATGAAGGATTGGATCGAGTGCGTGAACAAAGGCATTGAGCTGTGCAAGCCTGAGTTCCACGGTAAAAGCATTCCTTGGCCTAACGCCTCCAACTTCAAATCAAACATACTCACAGAGGCCGCCAATTCGTTTGGCAATCGTGCCGCTGTTGAGATTATGCGTGATAACAAGTTGGTCAAGGCTGACATTATCGGCATTCGCACAATCAAAAACGTGATTGATAAGCGATCCAATGACATTGCCAAGCGCAAGAAAGAGATTGAACAAGTCGCGGCTATGCTTGAGCAGATGA